AGAAACGATTATATACCACTTCTTTTGAATATAACATCATGCAACTTACTGTGCATATCGATGATGAAACTGCATCTTTGCTCCGCAAGGAATCTCGGAAGCGTGAAGGTAGGAAGGGTGCTGTTCCATCGCGTACCGCCCGTCAACTTATTGAAGAGCGGTTGGAGGAATTGAATGAACGAACATAACGAATCACAAGAACGTGCCGGCATCATACACCGGGTTATCGACAGCATCCTCAATATAATTGGGTGGCTGATGTATATCGCTGGTGCATTGATGACGCTGCTCATGATCTTCGGGGTTGTGCTGCTATGGTTTGACGAAGGCTCGCTTCGGTGGGAACTTGTCGAGGTTGCGATCTATTCGCTTGCGTTTGCGCTGCTCGGCGTTTCGTTGACATCGCGTGTGCGACACGGAATGGATAGACAGGATCGCCTCATTGATGAAGCCGCGCAGATGGCAAGCGAGCGGTTGCGTGAAAGAGAGGGAGCGCAATGAGACTATTGACATTGCTGCTATTACTTCTGTTGTTGGCGGCATCATGCGGGTGCATCGGCACAAAACCATCGCATGACTTCGAGATCAACGAAACCAGAAGCTTTGCATTCACGTATGATGGCATAGACTATGGCGGAAATCTTAGATGGGACGGTGAGCATTTCCACATCGCGGCGAATGGACACGGCTGGAAAAAGGGGCTCTTTGTTGTGGTGCATATTCACGGAGTGGATGACGATGCATTGTTTCAGATATCCTCCGCGGGAATGCCACCATACGTGGAGCAACATGTGGATTTTAGCCGGACGGTGTTGTTAAACGAGATGATCAAGAATCGAGTCGATAAACTGGGAACTAACGGATATCGCTGATCGATGCCTTGATCTCGCCTTTGATGAATTCTTTCGCCCGTACCAGTGCCTCATTGATCGCGGGTCTTAAAAAAGGGTGTGGTTCTGTTCCGTATTTTTGGATGTATTTTGCGATAGCCCATGCCGTCTGCCGTGAGGCTTTGCCCTTCCGTGCGAGCCCTTTCCGCACAACCCACCTCTCGATCGCATCCACCGGCGGCATCTTCTCCCGCGGATCAGTGCCGAACTCCACGTATCGAGCGTGAAGCGCACGGTAGATCACCTCTTTTCGGAGATGTTCCCGGAGAATCGGTTCTGCGCTTTTCTGCAATGTTCCTTCGTCCTTCCTTACGTATCGCTGGCTCAACTCGAAGATCAGATCGATGAGATCATCGAGCCCTCGATCCACACCCTCCTCGAGTTTTTTAGACGTGAACGGGATGTTGTTTTTCCGCTGGACTTTTGTTTTGAGCATGTGTTTTAGTTATAACTAAAAAGAGTTAGACTACCCGCACCATCGAATGTCGACAGCCGATGTGTGGGAGCAGCGGGCGATATTTCCATCCAGGAGGATTGCCTTTGATGCTCTCTTCTTTCACGATCTCATGCAGACGTTTTCGTGGCACACCTTTGCCTTTGCCCTCTTTCGCTATCCGCCGCTTGATCGCTTTGCATATCTCTGTGGTGCGCTGATCATCTGCACCAACCCAATCGTACCGGAACTCATCGTTTGGGTCCCGCTCGGCATATCTTCGATCTCGCATGTTGTTGGCGATGCTTGTGTGTTCCGTGCGAACGATCATCCGCGCACGCTCGAAGTCGATTCCAGTCTCTTTCTCGATGCGTCTAGCGATCTTGTCTACTGTGTAGTCGCCTTTCTCAAGCTCGTCCTCGATGATGCGCACTGTCTTGAGTGTCTCGCCGCGAGACGTGTCGGCAAAAGTCGGGACATCCTTGTGTATCTTCTCAAGTTTTTTTCGCTCGTCACGTGCCACCATTTCGGGCGATTTAGGGCGCCAGTCCAACAGATTATTTTTTTCAATGGCAGCCTTCAGGGTAGCCGCAGGAAACGCCAGATCACGCTTCCCTGTCTTCCGGAGGATGAACGTGTTGACGGTTTTCGTGACGTCTTTATGCTTTGCCACTCCGGCAGCATAGACCGCCTTGTGGAGCATCCAGAGCGTTTCCAGAATGTCTTTTTTCATCACACGACTGATCTTTTCAAGACGACTCGTGAACGCTGGCGTGAGCACATAATCTCGCTTCAGAATGTCCATGAGTTGCGCCTTACTCATCCTGGGATGGTAGATCATGGCATCGGGGTCATCTTCTTTCCGGAGGATACGCCAGAGTTCGGCATCCTTGTACCGCAGGTTGTTCCGGGGTGGCTCTCGTTCTCGCATCCCTCTGCGATCGGCTACGGGTTCGTCACATCCGCCGCGTCCAGCGTTTGCGCCGATGCCTCTACCGCTGCCATCGTGTTTCGGACTGCGCAGGATGCGCCAGAGTTCAGCGTCTGATCGAGTCATATCTCATATTCCACGTCTTCGTAGACTGGTTCGTCAATTGTCTCTTCCACTGTTTCGAGGGCGATTGAGAGATCATATTGTGTTTCGTCCTTCGAGCCGTCTTTGTTGATCTTAATCGCTTTACCAGTTTTGTGATCGAGTTCGTATCCTTCTTTTAGTTTGTGTTTCGTAACGGTCTTCTTCTGTGTCTTTTGCACTCGTTGTATCTTTGTCTTGCCAGTTAACTCGTCGAGGATATGTCGATCTTCGAACACTTTTCGTTTGATCGTGACTGTCTTCTTCGGTGCTTCAGCGCAATCCTTATGCATCGGGATCGTGAGTGTGTCACCGACTTCGTTGTGACCGACTACGTATAAGACAAGTGTGTCTCCCGTCTCGAATCTTTTGCCACACTTCGGACAGTGAGTATCAGAAAAGATGAGATCGGATGCGGCTGACCATGTTGGATTTGCCGATGCACCATGTGTCGTTAATTGATAGCCATCCGTCCCGGGAGCGAGCCAATTCGTTCCGAAACCAGTATGACTGTATAGTATATAACCAGAGGTATAATCTGGTACTTTCAGCACATTTCCAGCTGCAGCGCCCGCATCACAACCATCCACCTTGTCAGCATTAAGATTGGTGCACAGTGTGCCATTACTAACTGCAACTTGTCCGGACGAGTTTCCAGCATGATACCCATCCACTGTATCGGCGTTAAGATTAGTACATACCGTACCATTGCTAACCGCCACTTGTCCGGATGAATTGCCAGCATCGTAACCATCCACCGTGTCGGCATCATACCATGATTCTAATGTAATAACTATTCCGTCCGTGATATCTGCATTTGTGATCTGTGTCGCTCCTGCTGTCACGTCTATGATAGCGAGTAGTATATTGCCGGAGGGAATGTCTGGCGGCTCGGGAGTTGCTGCCGCTGTACCGGTAGTTACGATCGGATTGGATGTGTTGGAATCATACGTCACCAAGTCCTTACGATCATAAGTGGCATCTGCCGCGGAGATGGCGAGATTCACGGTGCTGCTTTCAGTATACTTCGTGCCGTCTATCATACAGTTGCCCGCAGCAACATCCACGCTCATGTTTGCGCCTGCGCCTCTTTCGCTTACCGCAAGCCCGTCCAGAACACCATTGCCCTCACACGCGGCAATGACAGCATTCATCATCACATGTTCAAAAACCTCATCGAATTGTACATTCATAGCCATCACACATCACTTCCAGTCACTAAAATCTGATAACGCAGTTCGAAATCTGTTGTTTTGTTTATCGCAGCGTGCGTGATCCTGTTCATCATCGTCCCGCCTGAAGCAGCGTTGAATAATCCGCATTCGGTCAACGCCACACCATCTAATTGCGAGGCAGATATGTTCATCTGGAACTGCACGGCTTTACTGGAAGGCTTTGATCTGGTGGCTATTGCACTGCGATTCGAACCGTCTGGATACACTTCGTTTTCCAGTGCCGTATCGTTTGCGGTCTCGCTGGTTGTTCCAGTACCAACTGCCAGATGACTGACTTGCGTGACCGAATCGCCATAAAACATATCCCGTACCAATTGTAACCATGCATCGACTATCATTGCGACCTCTTTTTTATGTTATAACTTAAAAACATTTACGCAGCACCCCCTCCGGAATACAGTACCACCGCCTGCGATCTGCGATCCCCGACTTTCGTTACTCCGAACTTGCTGGATCCAAACAGGAATGAATCGTTTATATCGCGTTTTGTGATTATTACCGTGTCCGTGAGTCCGATATCCTCATAGAATTTCACGAACCGCACGATCACCGCATCATCATCCATGTTCGCACGTTCGAGCGACATAATCCTGTTGATCAGATCGGCGATCAGCCCTTCCAGATGCTTCGCGTACCGTGCAACCTGTATTTTTGTGGAATAAGAAGGAAATTCGTGTGTCTTTGTGATCACGACAAAGTCGTCATCGATGCCATATCGTCCGAGTGTGAGATGCATCTTTTCGCCCGCATTCAATGATGCGAACCCGATAGTGGAGATATTCACGATATCGAGCGTCCATGCATGTTCGGACAGGTATTCGTCTGCCACCTTCTCTGCTTCCGCTTCTGTCGCGATCTGTGTATCGATGATGCGATGTTCCTTGATCACACCGTAGTGTGACTGTGATGCCGGATCTTCTTTCATCACGGCGATCTGTGAGGAGCCTGTTCCGGCGCCGTACACTGTGACGCGATTGACGATCTCCGTTCCATGCTCCTCGATGGAGATGCTCTTGATGAAGTCACTTCCAAGTGTGAGGCTGATACCACTATCTGAGTAGCCTTTTTCCACATAATGGAAGTCCTTGTCGGTATCTGCCCAGAACCGGTATCCGTCCTCATTGGCGCAATCGACACATACGTCCCATGCGGTCGTTTTGAAGGTTCGTGTGATCTCGGTATCTGCTGGTGAGGAAGAAATATTGTTCCTGGTGAGCGAGGGGGCATAATTTTCCACGATGTGATCCACGATTTCGGAACGGAGTTTTGATGTGTATGACTCGATGACATACCGGTCAATCAATTCCCCGAGATAGTCTTTGCCGCTGATCTCGATCGTATTCGTGTCGAAGTCGGGAAGCATGGTTTCGATTCTGCCTCTGAAGATCACCGTGCTGTCCAGAAGTATCTGCACATCATCATACTGCTTGTACGTGCCGAGTTTCCCGTTCGCATCATCAAACACAGCCTCGAATCGTTTCGCACCGGCGATAGTGTCGATCACCTTGAGTGACGAAAAGTCCGTTACAGATGTGAGAGGATCGCCGATCTTGATATCGAATGCCATCACACCACCTCACGCGTGTCGATTGCGATGCTCATCGTGTACTCGAACTCATTCCCATCCGTTTCCGCAAGATCGGTTATGTTGAGTGATGCGATCAGCATGTAGTACTCCTTCCCGCGCCATGATATCTTGGGGAAGTTCGTCTTATCCGTGAGATCATTGTTCACCGGATTTGCCGGATACCACCACCACTCTTTCGCTGCCGTGAGCAGTGCTGCCAGATCAGATGATGCAGATGCGCCGGATATGACACCGGTGATGTCGATTTGTGCCACACCACCGTTCACTTGCAGTTGTTGAGTTTCCGTCATCATCGCCACAGGATCAGACTTCACCGGATTCGAAATGGAATACATCACCTCCTCTGCTTTGAGCGTGATCGTGTCCGTGCCGAGGTCTTTGGGTTCCGTGAGTATGACCTGTAATGTCATGATCGCCCCGTTGGTGCTGTGTCGATTGCGAGCGTCATGATGTAATCGAACTCATCTGCATCGAGTTCCGCTCGATCCGTGCAGGCAAACCGCTGTATCAACATGTATTCGTCCGTTTCGCCACGCCATGTGACTTTTGGATATGTGGACTGATCCATTATCGAGATGGATTCCCACCACTTGTAAGCCGCTGTGATTAATGCTTCGAGGTTCTGGAGTGCAGTGTTGCCGTTCTCCGCGATGCACACTCCGGTGATTGTCAGCAGACATACGCTGCTGTGCATCTGTGCTTGCCGGCATTCGGCAGCGTTTGGTCTCTGATCTGCTTCGATTTCATTCCGGACACTGTAGTCCACTCGCTGCGCATTCAGTTTGATATCTGCGCCGCCGACACCGGACGGAGGCGTGAGTTTGACTATGCGCGTCATGCCTTCACCAGCCTCCTGATCTCGGTTGAGATGATTCGGGAGATATCATCTGCAAGCGCCTTCGAGTCTCGCTGCGTGCCGTTATTAACGGTGAGGTTGATTGTTACGTTGGGGAGGCCGCCCTCTTTCACGAGCGTTCCGCCTCGCGGCACCACATATTCACCCGCGTGCACCAATGCAGGACTTGTTGAGGGGACATAGCCACCCTGTGCATATTGAGTAGTGACCTCAAGCGAAGTATCATCTACAAGTCCACCATGCCTATCCATGAACATTTGCTGCTGCTCTTCTGTCAGTGAATTAAACACTGATTGCAACATATACATACCAGCAATAGCGGACATCATGGCTGATTGCGCTTCTGCCAACGTTTTGGCGCTTGTTTTTCCGAATTCTGAAGCATATTGTTCATCTGCTTCTCTATAATCCGCCGAGCAAACATAGTTTCCGTGCGAGGCGTATCCGCAGCCCACTCTGGTGATAACCTTGCGCCATTCAGGCCGTTCTACTTCTCCTGCGCCACCGCTTCCCACCCATTCATGCGTGGCTTGATAATATTCATCGTAAGTAATATTACCCGCCATATATTGTCCTGATAGTGCACGTTTTTGCGCATTAGTTAAGTCACGCGGTACCCAATGCCCGGTGCCCGCACCACCGCCTGCGCCCCCGCCAGTGCTACCACTTGCATCGCCTCCTGCACTTCCGGAGCCCCCACTACCAATTCCGCTCAACGTGTCCGTGATCCCACTGACAGCATCCTCCAGACTCGGCATTCCCGTATTGATACCAGACACCAGATTGTCGATTAGATTGCCACCGTATGTTGCCGCTTCCGATGTGAAATCGGTGATCGGATCAAAGATGCCCTCGAATGGATTGGATATCTCGGGCCATGTTATTGTCCAATCTGTCTTCTTTTTGTCCTCGCATATCCCCAATATGCCAGCAACCCACCCCGGGATGTAAGCACACCAATCGATGTCGAACGGATTCGGGATGGATGGCCATGTTATGCCCCCGATATAAGCGATCATATCATCCACTGCGTTGGGGATATCTTCAGTGAAAAATCTCAGGAAGTGATCCAACGGACTATCTTTAATTACCCACTGCTCCGGAGAGAATATCCAATCAATAAAATTACTTAGCGCGTTTTTCGCAGCAGTGAGATATCCAACGTCTTCCACATCATTTTTAAATGTATCCCACGCGTTTTTCAGATCATTGATCACTCGCTTACCGTCCTCTGTTTTTGACCACCACGATGCGAAGATTGCTATCACGGCGGCAACCGCAAGCACAAGCCCCACCGGTCCCGTGAGGACGGCGATTACGGCATAGATAGCAGGAGCCAGCGCCGATACTGCGGCTATAACCGCTGCAATACCAGTGACGCCCGTCAATACCGCAAGTGTGGCTATGAGCACCTGTAACCCAAGATCGAGATTATTGAACCAGTCAATGGCATCTAAAATAGAGATTTTCAACGCGTCCCATACGCCCTTTTCTTTGAGATTGTCGGCGAACCGTTTGTACGCATTCGTGGCATCGTTTAATGTGGGGATCAATGGTTTAATCGCAGTATTGGCGATGTCTTTTGTAATTGCGCCCCATTGTCCGAAATATAGCGAGCCATAAGATGACGCTCTGAGAAGTCCGTAGATGCCAGCAGTTGCCGCACCGGTGATCGCTGTCCACGCTAAACCGATCTTCTTGAGCGCGCCCATCACCCCTTCGCTGTGTTTCTTATGCTGCTTCAGATTGTGATCCATCCCCCGCTCAACCTCGACAAAAGAGGCTTCCTGAATTGCAGTGCCTTCTTGCGCTACCATTGCAGTATTCTCGAACTGCCGTGACAGATTCGTGAGTGCTTTTGTCGCCTGCTCTACTTCAGCCTTCACGACAACGCTCAATCCGGCTATCTCATCGTCTGGCATCGTCCATCTTCTCCTTCATGATCCTGGCATGCTCGTCTATCAAAACCATCAGTCCCATCACCTCGCGCACGGACATCTTCCGGATTTCGGATAGCGGTAAGTGGAGTTCGCGCATGAGCGTGAACTCGATCGCCGCTGCGGCGTAGTAGGGATCTACCGGGAGTCCTCTGATGGCTGCTCGGAGTTTTTTTCTTCAGCCTCCGCGGGGTTATTCTCGATGATGTATTGCACAAGCAATCGCCCGAATTCCTTGTCGAGCCGTAGAAACGATGCGCGGGTCAGTGGGAACGGTGCTTTGACGATCGCTTTCAGGAGATACGCAATATTGCCTTCGAGTATGTCCACCATCGCGTCTGTCGCACCTTTGCCGCCCATCCGCATCCGTGCCATCTTCGAGGCAATGGTCTGGTGTTCCGCCCACGTCAGGTCGCGGACAGTGAACTCCCACCGCTTACCTTTGTATGGGATGACGACTATCCGCTCATTCTGATCTGCGTACAACTCGTTTTCGTCTGTCCCGATTGGTAATACGTCTTGTTCCATTGGTTCACCTCTATTCCGCAGGATAACTTGAGATCGAATCTATAACCGTGATCTCCACGCCTTTCATCAGTATCGAAAGCGATATCGGAGAGTCTTCGCCTGTTCCAAGCGGGTGTGGAGCGGATTTCAGATGGCACTTCTGAGCAGTTGGATTCGAGATCGTGATTGTATCGTTTGTGTCACGAGTCAGAACCAATGACACATCGAATCCGGCTGCTGTTGGGGATAGCAGTTCTTCCATCGCTTCCGTGCCGTGTGTTCCAGTACCGAGATCATCTGCCGCTACGATCGTTGCCGATAGTTCGATATCACGCGCTCCCTCGTTGATCTCATACGGAAATGCACCATTTGTGCTCTGGATGTACCTGCGCGGCTTCACAGATCGCTTGATGTCGATCGACCAGTTCAGGACGCGGGCGAATGTCGTGCCCCAGAAGCTACATGTGCCTTGATGAAATGCGTATGGTTTTGTCGTGACTGCCGCGAGAGTGGATTTGGTATTCGAGCTTGCCTCTGCCAGAGCCGCCTCGATATCGATCGTTGCCTTCAGTTCGCCTTCCTCCTCTGCCGATAGCCTGCCACCAGATATCTTGACGCCCCGGAAATATCTCAGGAAATCGTTCGTACCGTCATTCATCACTGCTTCGATGCACATACTCGGAAGTATCTGCGCTCCAGTGATGGTATGTGTGTAGGGACCTGTTCCAGTGGTGTTACAACTACCGAGCATCATCGCAAGTATCTTCCCGTTCTGTACAAGGAAGGGGATGCTGCCGGATAGTGTTCTCGCACCAGGGGTGACGATAGAGATATCTGCACCATCCCCGATATTCCGGTGCGCGAAGTAATTTATCTCTGGATCGGGAAGCCGGACTTCCTCATCGATCACCCCAAACGGTGTCGTCTGTGCGCCTTGAGTCGGCGTTTCATTGAAAGACGACTCCTCTGCCCACGTCAGTTGTGCCAAATTTGGCCTGTAAATCAAAGAGCCTTCCGCCATTAGTCTTTGCCTCCTTTAGTTGTTGATGATTCCGGTTTAATCGCCGAGAATCCCTGTTTGATCAGTTCTTTGCCAAGATTGTCAGAGACCTCGAACTCCTCGCCGTTGCCAACGAGTATGCAGCGATCTTCGTCACATATCTTGCGCCCTTCTCCCGTTGTGTTTCGTAGTTTCATACGCGTATCCTCGTTTTCAAGTTATAACTTAAACTCATAAACTCACCTTCCTCCTGACAAACCGCCATTCCACAACCTCACGCCACAGGAGAGTGTGTTTGTTCGTGAATGGGGTGCTGCGGAGGTGATAGATAGTATGCCAGTCAGTATGTGGATCGTTGCGTTTTAGTGTCCGGATTCGATCCACTTCGGTGATGAGATCGTAAAGCCGCGTTCTGTTTTTGATGGTTCGGATGTCGATAGAAACGAATGAATTCAAATCCTCGACTGAATAAAAGAGATTTCCTTTTTCACGGAGTTTCGGACCCGTTTCGTAAACAATGATCCCGTCTTTATTGTTGAGATCGAGCCGCTTTATATCCTCGCTTATCCCGATTGTAGGTTTACTGACATTGGCAGCGTTCCAGTTGTCATTTAGCAGATCGACTGTGATCTGCACGACATCGTGTTCCATTAAATTCACCTTGACTGACTGACTAACTGATTAACTTTTTGGCGGCGGTATATTTAAATACCATCGTCACGATATAGGAACATGATGACAGCAAAAGAAGACATCACGCGAGCAATCGCTTCCGGATGCGACAATAGCCGCAAACTCGCGGAAGAGTTGCATTACACCCAGGAATACGTGCGCCGCGTGGTGAACGAACTCGCCACCGAAGGGACGGTGGAAATCGTTCGAGAGCCGCGTGGAAATCTGTACCGGATCAAGAACGGATCGTATGGCACAGGTGAGTTGAAACTGTTTGTATGGACTGATTTTAGTCCGGATTACACCGGTGGGCTGGCGTTCGCAATCGCCGAAACGAAGAGCGAAGCGAAAGAATTAGTGCTTAAAGAGTTAGATTATAAGGTGGATGATTGGGGTGTATTAGAGGTGAGACTTATCTCCAAGTGCGCATACAGCGTCCCCGGTGGTGCATGATGTAGATTTCACGATCGAGGTGATTGAATGAAGATAGATCGGATTGAAATAACACGTCCTAATGTTGGGAATGATCGCAGACATGATATGATTGCAGACGATTTTAATGAAACGTGTATAATCCTTCATGGTGTCGAGGATGAGATATTTGATACGGATGAAGAACTTACAAACGCAATTATGTTGGTTCTTGGAAATATTTGATTTACACCGACACAATCTCCATATACTTTTCGAGCGTTTTCTCGACTGCCGCCTGCCATATCTCGACTTTATTCGGCTGCCGGATGTTATCCGATCCTTCCGGCAGGAGCACACTGCGATCATCCTGCATCGCCAGATCGATGGCGACCATTCTCATACATGCAAGTTTGATGTCGCTGGGAACAACGGTGTCGCCATAAGCGTAGGTCACTTTGACTGCCTCTTGAACCACATGGGGGTACGTGTTCACGAAGTAGATGATACCTTTCTCGTAGTCGATCCAGTAGTCCTCATCACGTCCTTCAGTGTATCCGTTCGCATCCAGTGCCAGATCAACCCAGTTCGAGCCGTCCCATATCTCGATCTTATGTGTGTCGCTAACGAACTCGTGGATCTTCCGGTGATTCAGATGAACCCGCCCGTAGTATCCCCACCATCGCCGATAGTTCACGCGATCGAGGATCAGATCATGTATTTCATCTGACACAAGAGTGCTTCGCCATGCGTGGTGTGTGAGGTTGTCTATATCGTCCTCCGCCGCGTTGATCAGCTCTTCCACGAAAGACTTGGTGGGGTTTGTGGTGGCGCTGAAGTCTGATCCGTCGCCGTTCCGCCAGATGAGTTTTGCAACGTCCGATGAGGTGCAGTATGTTGTGGTCATGATTCCTTCGCAGTATTCCGCATCATTTTATCAATCTCGTATAGAGAATCATTTAAATCGAATTCATCAATAGGCTTGCCCATAAGTCTGTTTTTAGCCATCACGTAATTCCGCATATTTAGATAGGCATTTTTGAAATCGCCTTCATTATATTGTTTTTTCGCGGCTGTGGCAAATCGGTTTACATTATGAATCATCTCTGATTCTTGTTTAGGACTCCATCCGCCTTTGTTGTCACTTCCAGAGGGTTTAACCTCTGAAAAATCAAGCTGAAGTTCTTTTACGATTTTAGATGCATTCTCGCTCAATCCGGACATGCCTAATTTGTCTTCAATTTTCGAGGGCTCCGGTTCTTTTTCCTCCTCTGGTGTTGTCTCCTCCGTTGCCCCACCCTCTGGTTTCTTCAGCGCTTCGTACATCGCCCGGAGGTTGGCGATCTCCTGTTTCATCGCGGCATTCTCTTTATCGAGCGCGGTATATTTCTCCTTATAGAAGTCCACATCACTCTTCAGTGCTTTGAGTTTGCTACTCATATCCTCGATCTGCTTCGCCTGCTCCTCGATCGTCTTCTGCTGTGCCTCGACATCACGGCGGCTCACGGTCTCCCGTTTTGGTCTAACCGAGATACCTTCTCGCTCAAGAAACCGATTCACTGTCTCGGGATGCACCTTGACACCATGCTCGCTTTCGAGTTCGTCTGCAATCGCCTTCGCATCCATGCCCTTGTCATACATGTCTTTCACCGCTCTCTTGACTTCGTCCGGTTGCGTCTTCAGTGATGTGCGCACGGGCTCCGCCTCGTAGTAGTAGCCGCCCTTTTTCCCGCGCTGCACTTTGACACCTTTTGGTGCTTGTGACGGATCGGAAATGTATTTGCGGGCTTTTTCAAGAGGCCTGCCGAGAATTGCCCATGCTCTGGCTTCGATACTCTTTTCGAGTTTTGGTGGTGTAACGATAAAATCTTCTGGGATTGCCTGAAATTTCGTGGGATCTCGTGGCATGACTATACCTCCCTGATTGTGAGCCTGATGGGGACTTCACTGTAATCTACGCCCACAACTTCAAACTTGCTTTGCCGATCGAATAACACCTCGTCCTCGACTTCAAACGCGGATGCGCCATCCAGATAAACGCCTGATTTGGTTTGCTCCATAGTGATTACCACCGAATGCACAGGTTCTTTTTTGGATGCAAGTGTGGCAAACTCCAGTGCGGTAGCTTCGTCAGTCGAAGTTGAGGTGAACGTTGGGAACGTAATCTCTGCACCTGGCTTCATCTGTGCCATAAACTCCTTAAATGCTTTTGTTTGCTTTTTGTCCTTTTTCCAGATCATGCCACGATACATCGTGCCTTCTATCTTTGGAGCTGTTTTAAGGAACTCACTTACTTGGTTTATTTGTCGATCCAGTTGCTCTTTCTTTGCTTTTGGTGGTTTAACAACACGCACCTTTCCATGCAAATCCCTGAGTGCCATTTTACCAGTTCGTAGATATTCATTGAATGATTTGTAATCCCCACCGGTATAACTTTCTACACGGTCTAGCAATGCCTTTCCTTCTATCGTTTTATGGAGCTTCCCGATGTGCGCGTTCATTTCTTTTTTAGCTTGCTTGACAGCTAACGATTTAACATGTTTTTTTGGTGCTGCCTTCTTGGGTGCAGGCGTCTTTTCGCCATTTGGCACAGTGCTTTCATAAAAATACCCACCGCGCTTACCGCGTTGTACTTTCGCCCCCGGAGGCGCATCGCGGGGGTTCTTGATATACCTGCGGGCTTTCTGCAATTCTTTCCCCAATAACAGTTCGTCTTGATAGCCACCCCCCCCATCAAAGTCCTCGCCATCTTCGCCCCCGCCCATACCCATATCCGGTTGCGCAGGCTGCGCCGAGCCACTGTAGACGAACTCCCCGGTCTCATCATCCAGATCGATGCTGAATCCCATGCCATGCATCATGGTGGCGATCTGTGTCTCCTTCATGCGCTTGTCAAGTTCGGCATCGTCATTTGCTGGATACGGTGACGGGAACTCCAGTTTCCAGTCGGTGATCCCAAACATGGCGAGCAGTTTCGGGAACACTTCTTCGTGATATCCCTGATGCGCCGCGGCGACAGGTTCGGCGGTGACTGCGCGCTGGATGTCCTCCGCGTTCAGACCGCCCACTCCTTCGGTGCTGCCACGATACATAGGACTGATCCGGTACAGTCCGCTGATCGACTCCCGCATTCGTTCCGAGACATTCAGCACATCCATATCGGCTACCGAGTTGAGTAGCGCCGTGTACTGCGCCGAGCCCCGTCCGGTATCGCTCTCGATGCCCATCACTGGCATGTGGTTCGGATTGACGCGTACCCGATCCATCTCCTTCTCCCAGAACTTCTGGAGGCTGGCGAGGTTCTTGGTGACGATTGCCAGGATGCCTTTCGGTGGACGCTGCTCACGGTAGGTATCGTTGAGCAGGATGTTCCCGTTGAGCTCAATCATCGCCTCCTCGAATACGGTGGCGACTGGAGGATAACCATGCGTTTTGGATGGTGAATACCGGCTCCAGTGGATGATCTCGTCTTTCAGATATGGCATCGGCTGGCTGCCTTCGTCATAGATGTACCAGACTGGGAACAGTGGCTTGCCACACTCCGGGCAGACGCCTTCCTCATCATGGAGTGTCCTGTGCTCAACGCATGTCCAGTGAGACGTGCCCTGCCGCATCTTGTCATCGAGGTCGAAGTTCATCCACTCCGGATCGAGAGAGAGGATTTCTCGAACTTGAGAGAATGTCAGCTCGTTATCGGAATTGAAGTAGTATTTTTTGATTATAACTAAAAAAGCATCATCGAGAGTATTGAGATTGTCTTCACATTCCCGGAGCACTGCTTTGAAGGACTGATCGTTGTCGTTGCAGTCCTTGAAAAATTCTTTGATGAGTGTTAGTTGTGCCTGATCCGGCTCCCGTGTCATCCCCCCACAATCACAGATGTCTGTCTGGTTCTTGAACTCCTTCCCGCATTCCATACACTTGCTGCCGAACCGCGGAATGAACTCCGGATCGCGCTCCAGAATCTTATCCTGCAGGACATGATGGATCGTTCGGAGTGATGTGTTGCGCTTGGCGAGATAACGTAGATGATCATAATACGGGATCGGGAACTTCTGCCGCGACTCGAAGGTGGTTAGCCCGCCATACGGACGCGTATCCAGTTGTTTTACCGAGCTGGCTTTCTCGAGATTGTTGATGCGCCCGATGATGTTCGCTTTTTGTAGAAGTGCCCGGATGTTCATCTTTAGTAGTTGTTTGTGAGGATGATTATATTAATGTTTCTCAACATCAACACCATTCCCGTACTTCTGGAAATTCTGCCGCGAACTTATTATATAGATCAGGATATTCTTTTTTGAGCCACACAAACCGCCCGAATTCCCTTGCGCTCTCACCACACCAGTAACTTACACGAATCTCGTTTCGTGGGAGGGATTGCCGATCATATACTGCATTATATGGCAAATCATGCGATGTGATATATGCCCAGATATCCTGCACTGAAAAATATGCCACGGGCAGACATTCTAATATGCCTTGTGATTTATTCCAGAATACCGATCCTTTATGTCGGATCAACTGCCGCCTGCCGAAACTCTCTTCTTCCCTTAAGCCCACAAAAACACCGTCAAAATCATAATCCCGCATCAATTTCTTGATCGGGCGGTATACTGTTGCAAGCATGGTCTTCTCTTCGATTTTTGGATGGTTGATTCCGTATTTCCGAAATACGCTCATCATCGATTCTGTCTTGAATCGGATCATATCCAGATCCCATTTATCTACGATCAGTTCCAGAAAATTTTCTGTATCGGGATTGCTTGCATCAGCATCCCAATACACTACGGGGACTCGTTTTTGTTCGAGGACGAGGTGCAGCATTACGAGGCTGTCTTTCCCGCCTGAAAAACTCACATACGGGTTTTTCATGTGCTGCAAAGCGTGATAGATCGTTTGTTTTGCAGATGCGACTACAGTTTGATATTCTTGCGTTCTTGCATGAAGCAGATCAGCCTTTCGTTGGGTTTCTGGGTTCATACTCTGCACATCGGCATATAGCATTGTGTCATGTTCAGTCGATGCCAATATGGCGGTCGGTACGCGTAGTACATCTTGACATCGCAATCAAGGCTGGATCCGTATGCGCCGCTCACGGGTATCGGGCGCATTGGCACGCCGTCCTTGACCACACTCCAGTCGTGCGCCGACGGCTCGACTGTGATACTTTTAACAGCCCCGAATCCTTGCGAGCACTTCTTACCAATTGCGCTGATATGAGTTGTCAAAAGCCGCCGCACTTCGTCGGCGTTGCCATTCGCATAGAATATCCAGGATTCTGCCCACATGGTCGGCATCGGCATGTCGTACATCTTGTACTGTCCGCTACCAACCTGGATCTTCTTCTTGCTCTCGATTTCAGTGCGCTTACGCCAGTGATCGATGCCTTCAACGATCTTATCCGCGAACCCGATGCTTGCGGCATAGAATGGCTCTTTCGTTCCATACTGCTTTAGCGGGAGCGGGATGTGGATCAGTTCATTGCGATTCTCCGGTATATCATAATAATTCGGCACACAATCCTTGAACACTGCTGAAGAGATCAGCCCATCTAAAAAGATGTAATCGGTCGTCACCACCGACGACCGCATCTCAAAAGTGACCTTCATCGGCTCGTGGGGGATTCCGCTGATGTGCCCTTCGTATTCATCGAGTTCTGATATGTGAATCATAGTTTCATCGAGTTCCCAGTACTTTCACGTTTGTACTCGCCCTTTGCATAATGCGATATTGGTGTACCAGAGAGCGGCACATTTTGGAGTTTTTTCGCTTTCCCCGTCTTTGACTCGCCTACATAGTCGAGTGTGGTAAGATATGCCCGGATTTGCTCTGCGTTCTCGCTGACCCATGTCTCATACATCTCGACCGCGGACTCATCTACCACATAGTCCATCTTAATCATGCCAAAGCCTCGCCCTCCCATGCCTCCGATCTTCGGATACTGCATGAACTGATAGAGGGTGCTCATGAACGCGCCTCTCTCCAGATCGCTGCAGTCCTTCAGAGTGAAGTAGTGGCTGAATTGCGTTCCGGCTGCCAGCACCTCGGTCTGATACCTCATCTGCTGTTTCTGATCGTCTGTGTCGATTCCTTTTGTGCGATCCTCCATGTCGTCCCTACGGGTGTGCGATACTTCATCGAGCAGGCTGTGGATGCTTATATCGCTCTCGATGCCAGTCCGTTGCACCGTCTGGCAGGAGATCGGTATGAGCTGCCCGACATCGAGCTTGCCGCCAATCATCTGCTGTCCGATTGTGGTGCCGAACACGCTCATGAGCGGCAGCATCGTCCTGAGTTCCTTGATGAAGTTCATATCGATCGTTCCTCCACCTGCGCCTTTCTTGAGCATTCCGCCACTGAAGAGAGCGTGCTGCACATCCTCGCCAAGCATTTCTTTCCGGATACCGAGCATCTTCATGAGATGATACGATCCCCGCCTGCGCATGATCCCGCGGAGCGCATTGCCGCTGACCACCGGAATTTCGATGATTTTCCCGCGGAATAAGGTCTTCTCTCGTTTGAACTGTGCAACGGTGCTCAATGTCTCGCCGATGTGGCTGATCGGCTCTTGTGCCTCAATTATTCCTTCTATTCTCTCGTACATAATTATACTCCTAGTTTCTGCTGTTTTCTGTCTGTTTTCAGCTCATCGTTTTGTTCTCGCATCAGTAATACGAGATACTGTGTTTCGCTGAGAATTAACTCAAGGATATCGAGATCGTACTTGTTCTCTTCGATGTCTTTGATCGTCTTCAGCGCGTTCATCCCCCACATCTCCGAGGGGGTGCTGTCCATGCTACGACAGAGTTTGTCGTAGAACTTGCTTATACGTCCTGCGTGTGCTGCGCTGCGAATCTTATTCGTGAATTCGTCATATATGCGCATTCTCCGCCGACTGCTTACGTTGTCCCAGTTGATACCGTGCCACACACTATTAATGAGCGTTACGGCATGTTCCCTAAGATGTTCGTCAAGTATTTCACATTCGATCATTTTTCGCCTCTTCTGGTTTGTTCAGCGCGTATAACAACAATTCAAAGACTTGCGAGCCCCTGTATTGCTTAAGAATCTCTTCGTCTTCCCTCCATTTTTGTAGACCATACTCCATCACTCGTTTCTGAATGTAATCACCTCTCGCAATCTCTTTCATCTTGTTAAATACCGTGTACATTCGTTTCATCGTATTGAACAGTTCTCGGTACTTATTCGGACTAAAAAGTATTTGCCGATCCTCGAACTGGATGTAAAAAAGATGTCGCGAATCATTTACCCGTGCCCGGAACGACCCGTGTTTTTTATATGAGGCTGTGACAAAAAACACAAATGGCGGCTCTGGTGGATCAAATAGATATGTCTCTATGTCCTCTCGCTTGAAATAGAGTAATTCGTTCTCTGTTGCGATATACTGTGATCGCCGCATCTTTGGCTCTTTGATGCACCAGGTACACGCAGCGCAAACGTGTGATGCAGTCATGTCTGCGAGGAAATTCCAATCCGTGAACGAGTTACTCATCACTTTTTTGATCGGTATACCCTCGCTGATCTCTTTTCCGCATACAGCACAAATGCTGTCTGCGGGTTCAGTTTCAATTGTAAGTGATCCTGCTGCTCGATATATTAGCTCTGTTGGAAGTGTCATCTAATACGCTCCAAATTCGTTTAGCAATATCCTTATTAGAGAGTACATCACATAAAACTATGGATGCGGTTTGGTTTTGGATGGCTCCAAATTCGTTTAGCAGCCGCATCTATTTTTTAGGAAACTTCTATCCGCGCGAGTTCACGAAGTACCCCTCAAATGTGTCGGAGAGATCGACAATTTCATTGGGGGCATTGAGCTGCAAGAATGCTCCGGCGGCGGCATCCACCTGATCATCATGCGCGCCGTTCGGAAACAATTCGAGTTCCGATAAGAACGCGTTCAACCACACCGCATTCACGACTTTGACATCACCTCTCGATGCTGCTGCGCTCAATGGTTGCGCTCGAACCATCTTACTGCCTGTGCTCGGAACGCCGTAGAATGCATATCCGGAAAGGAGTTTGGCGTACGTGGCAATCACACCTTTTCCTGATGATCCTGGTTCCTGCTCCATATAGATTTGTGTCTCGATGCCGTCCATCTGTGCTGTCTGTTTGATGAGCGCCTCTACATCTCCTGGTTTCTTCCTGACACGAACCACGTCCTTGATGTAATACGAACCACTTGATTCAACCATCAGCACGCCCACCGTCCAGTCTGGATCGCTGCCTTGTTTCGCTTCGGTTGCAGCCAAATCCCAGAAACGCACCTGTCGTCCGGGGGGCACGGTGTCAACGATCTCGAACCATGCGCGCTCGAACATGCCCCCGGTCTTGGTATACGGAGATTGCTGATACATCGCGTACCAATAATATTGTCCAACGGTCTCCCGGATATTTTCAAGCGATTGGAGGTTATACCGTTCACTCCAGAGCGGATCGCCAATCTTGCGCCCGAGTATATCGTTTTCTTCCGCAATTGCTGGAAAGTTCAGAACTTCCCACTGTTCCCCACCACGTTCCATCTCGTTCAATAACCGCCCTCCAAGATCATCCTGATGCCAACGTGTCTGGATTAGGATAATCGCGCCCTCTGGCTCAAGCCGGGTGTACGCTGTACTCTGGTACCATTCCCATAACTTATCTCGCTTAACTTCACTGTGCGCTTCTTCGGAATTCTTAATAGGATCATCGATTAGGAACAGATGCGCACCCTTCCCAGTGATCGGGCCCCCTGCCCCTGCGGTGTTCATGCCTCCGTCATGATTCGCGATATCCCACCGGTTACGCGCGGACGAATCCGAAGCCACCGAGATGCCGAAGATATCTCTACCATACTCTTCGATGATGTTACGCGCTTTCCACCCCCACGATGCTGCAAAATCTGCCTCGTAGCTCGACAGGATGATCCTGTGATCTGGGTGATGTCCAAGATACCACGCCGGAAAGTACTTGCTGATCATCTCTGACTTCCCATGGCGGGGCGGCATAAAAACCATTAATCGCTTAAGTTTGCCAGCCGCTATTTGCACCAATTTATCGGAGAGCATTAAAAGATGATCTGCCGCCTGCCATCTACCACGGCTGGCAGTGATCGCAAAGAGAGCAGGGGTTACGGGTTCATACATCTTTATTACGCGATAGTTTTCGTGCCAGTTCGTTCGCAGTTTTCAAAACGTCGGGATCAGCAGTTATTTCGTGTTGGAATGATCCTGTGATTTCGACTTTATCCGTCTCGCCCATGATTGAGCGAGCCTCCTTAATCGCCGCCATCATATCTCGCGTGGAAGACGGGATCACCCCTGCATCCCGCCCCTTCTTGACTTGCTCCAGCGCAACTTTCAGGAGATATGCTTTCGTCTCAATCCATTCTGGCATCATCTTTTCTCGTACGCCTTTCTGCACCTCCTGATCGTGCAGCATGACTCGTTCCTGCCAGTTGAACGCCTTATTCCACTTGTTGATCGAAGTTTCGGACACACCAAACTTTTGTGCAACCTTCGCTAAACTCCGTTTTGGCATGTCGCGGTAAAACTCGTATGCGGCAACGTGTCGTGGTTGTTCCTTCATGGTTAACTTCACTTAACTAAAGATATATCGGAGGCTGCTTATTAAAGTTGCTGTGGAACTTCCAAAAAAATAGTCTGCACATCAGAGATACTTGCGTGACTACTCCCCATGCTAAAGCATCGGGGTTTTCTTGCGCTGTGTCTGTAACAAGAAAAAAACGGCAGCACAGCACGCCCACGCCGCGCCATGCTACCAATGGGGAATGGAGGTCGTGGAAGTAATGGGGGTATCCAACAACAACTTCAACTTGGATGTCACCCTATATTAAACTTCCGCTCTGCGGGAGAGCACCGCCCGTTCTGCTTGCAGATCCGCAAGCATGGATTCGTATCGCTGTGCTTCCCGCTGCTCGAATTCGCGGGTGCGCTCGTTCGCCTGTGGATTCGATCTCGCAATCGCATCGGTTCTCGCCGCCTTGATCTTCACGATCATCCGGTCGATCTGCTTGATCCGCTCGCGCGCATATTGTGCGTTGATCTCCTTTTGTTGAGTCATCGTATGTCCTCCCCCGTGAGCCTGTACCCTCTTTCAACCTTCTCGAGATACCCCTGATCGATGAGATGATTGTACACAACCAGGATTCTCGAGAAGTATTCTGCCCGCGTGCTGGTGTGCCAATTGTGGCGAAGCATCGCATCAATCAATATTGCTTCGGGAATGGTGGACAGCACGCCATGCTCATCAAATCCCGCGTTACGTAGCTCGGTGCAGATTGCCACACAGTCTGCTTTTGTGTCCGGTATGTTCATGTTTTCTGCTCCTTCAAATGTTGCAGAAGTCGTCCCTTCGCAATGATTCTGCCGCGCTTACGGCTATATTGATCCTTGCGGTTGCAGATGGCTACCCCATAGAACCCGCGATAAGCGAGTTCTTTCTGCATCCATGCAGACGGCGCAGTGACAAACTCGGGATATAGCAATGCACAAGCATCGTCTAATCCAAATACCGTTAGCTTCAGTTCAGAGGCTTTCTGTGGGGACTCGGTTGCGATTGTGATTCCCTCGAATAACCGGAGCGAACGGCGGTATCTGCCAGGATACAGTACCCGAATATGATACACGTATGGTTTTACACCGATGCGTTCAAATTCTGTGTCAATCCTTGATTCGAGTTTTGATTTCATATCTACCTCCTAAAAGCTTCATCCATCACAGTACCTCCGCGTCAATGATGTGCGGCGATTCGACTTCCGCTTCCGTCACAAGCCCGCTGATGCCCGCCCCTCGCTTCAGAACGATTGCCTCAGGGACTTTCCGCATCATCGCTGACGGGTTTCTGATCCAGACATTCTTTTTTGTGTCGTACTCATCCCGCGATGCGTATGCCACAATCGGGTCCTGCCCCTCGAATTCTGCTCTCGCCCATGCACCGATCACTTTTCCGCGATTCTTGAAATCAACGATCTTGTGAGTCTTGATGGTCAGCTGCCCGCCAACGAACTCCATCTCGAATTCATCGTTCTCGCAGACCTCCATTGACTGTAGCCCGCGGAATCTCGGATCACGTTTTGCGATGGCGAGATACCCATCTCTGCCGGTTGCGATTGTCAGCTGCCCAGTCCTCTCGGATTTCCAGCAGTACACCTCGCGGAGGAATGGATTCAATCCGGCAGCCTTCGCGACATTCAGGAAGTATGCGAATTCTTCCATCGTTGTTCCGACTGCGACGGTCTTTCGCATCACCTCGATCTGGGATGCCGACCACTCCATGTCTGCAAGCAGAGCGGGGAGAGTTTCTTCCTCTTTCTCATTGATCTGCTTCTGCTTGCATCTCTCCTGGTGATTCAACAGATCGTCAATGTCCTTGCACTCTTTGCCGCATATCTTGCAGATGTGTGGCTTCGGCTCCGGAGTCGGCTTCGGTTCTGGTACGCTTGGTTTCCGTTCTGGTTCGGGGACCGGTTCATGCTCGTCCGGATCGACCTCACCATCCTCGATCATCCCGACTCGCTCGGCAAGTCCTTGTACCCGTTTAAGAGAATTGGTTTTCTCCTCTACTTTGCGTGCTTTTGCCATATTCACAGCATCGCAGGTCTCGATGTGCGCCAGCAATGCATCGATGTCAGCGAATTCCGCACCGCACCCCTTGCAGATGTGTGCCTTCCGCGCTTCTGCATCTTGCCCATCCACATCTTCGCTGTCAGGAATGTTAAGCGGTGGCAGTTCTGCCACTACCTCCGGTTCTTTTCGCGGAGGTGCAAGCTGTCCGTTCTTGAGACGCCATCCCTCGCCATCAAGCAACCATCCCTCGAGCCACCGCTCCGGTTTTCCCTGTGGTGGGTTTTTGAGCATCCTGAACGCGTACAGATGCTCGCAGAACGAGTCGTTGGTTTTGCCACAAGCACAGCCGAGTTGCATATCTCCATCCTCACCGATGACACGTATGACTGTGCACGTATCTCCATCGATGCAGGCGTAATATGCCTCGTGGTCGAAGAAAGATATTCTATGCCACGAGTATTTACCCATCTTCGCTATCGCCTTGTTCTCCTCCGCGACATTCGGTTTCGCTTCCACGACTGGAAGCATTTTTGTTACGTCTGTCAAGTATTTCATGTTCTCACCTTCCATGTTGTCCAACCTCCTAATCGATACGAACCCACGCTTGTCCGTCTCGTCTCACTTTCTCCCTGATAGTATTCAGGATTTTACGCTCGAACGGCGTGGCCTCCTCGAACTGTCCTGTGCCGTTCGGCGTGATATAGTATTGATATGTCATTCACACCTCCATCTCGATTGTGATCAGTGGGCGGAATTGGTTCAACACGACATCCAGCCGCCTCATGACCTCACCCGCGTTTTGTGCAGGAGAGACTCTGATCACGATCTCTGCATCTTTCCGTGACTCGGGCTTCAGAGTCCATCCGCCCGGGGTCCGCTCGAGATACTGCGCTTTCAGCATCTCGTGGTACTCATCGATTGAACGCTGTCCCCAAATGTCGAGAGCATGAAGCTGTTCATCGATGTCTTCATCACTTATGGTTTCTTTTCCACGCAGGGCAAGAACGATCCGCCCCGCAATCTTCGATTTTAGTCTGGGCATTCTGTTATACCTCCTTTAAACACAATTCATCTCGAGAGTATATAAACTTTTTGGTGTGCACACAGGACGGTGAAAAATTGTGCGGAGATTGTGATGCAGGCGGAAAGATTTTTCACAATCCGGACAAATGCGAAAAAAATGTCAGAAGGGAGCGATCCTGGAATGTCCAAGCCAGCACCAGTTTTTTGATTTTGAAAATATAAAGATGTCAAGATGAAATGGTTCTGGAATGCCCAAGACCGGCGGGGATTTTAAAAAATTTGAAATATAAAAGCTGTCAGATGCCACGAAAGCTGGAATGCCCAAGACGGACGGGTTTCTTTTTTATTTTTTTCTTTTTATAAAAAAACAAATATAACTTGGGAATTATAAAAAACAAACAATATTACTTTTGCGAATGAGAACTAAATATTGATATGAGGCGATAGAATTGACCGGAAATAGTTTTATCCGAAACTAAATATTATTGGGGAGTGATTATTTTACAGGCGGGAGAAGTGTGGCGGGTGACGAGAGGCGCAGAAACGGGGTTCGCAGCAGCCCGCCTATGCGGCGATCTCGGATGAGTGCAGTGCATAACATGGCTGAAAAGATCGCGCCACACAGGCGATTTACGAAGACTAAACATATTTAGGAAGTGATAAAAGTCTTGCAAAAAAAATTAATGGGCTTTCCGCCACTCCTGGATCGAGTTCGCCACCGCAACGGTGAACAGGAATCCCAAGAAGGGCAGAAAGCCAAAGAGCCACAGAACCGCCAGGCAGCCGACCAGCATGAGCAGGTCTTGAGTTTGCTGCCCTGTCATGCTTACCTCTCGAGGTCATCGATGACTGTAGCAATGCAGCAGTCATTCCCTGACTCAAACATATCATTGATGTCGCCCTGCCTTCCACATTCACGGCACCAGAAGATTTGAGACGGACGCGGACGTGTGGGTTTGCCTGACATGTATTTCACCTATTTGCCTCTTTGATGAGTTTTTCTTCTTCGAGTGCAGCATAGTAGCTGTATTCGGCGCAAACCTCACCTCGATCATCAGCTTCTTTCCACAGACGATCGATGACATCATTCACTTCATCATCGTCTTTACACTGCTCAATCTCTGCTCTGCAGAGCGGGCAGAGGCAAGAGTGATAGTTGTTATGCGGCGCACTGTTCGCGTGTTCAAAACATCTCGAACATACGGCACATACTATGTTCCGCCACTCTGACCCAGAATTGACCTGGGCAGGTGACGGAAGTTCTAACAACCGTTCTTTTATGCTCATTTCTTCACCTCGAAAAATTTAGGCGGATTGCTCCGCCTATTCAGAACCCCTCGAATCCTCGTTCCTTTGCCTCTTTCACGCCGTCTTCATACGACTGTGAGCAATCGCAGCCGTAGAACGGACACGACGCATCGTTTAACTTGCATCGCCCCAGTTCATCACTGTGGATGCACTGGGTGCGCATTCTGTCCAGTTCTTTTTCCAGGCTGCTTATTTTGCCTTGTAGTCTTTCTACATCTTCTCTCATCTTCATCACCTCAAAAAGTCAGGCGGGTTGCTCCGCCTCACCTTCGATGATCTCAAACCATGTGCAGTAATGCCTCATACACAAATCTCCCGCATATTCGCAGTCAGTCGGTTCTCCAGTTTCAGAGAACTCGCCATACTCGTCTATCACGCCATCCTCAACGTAATAGATCGGATATCCACACATACTTGAGCCATCGAGCCATTCCCCTGAGAAATATTCACCGCGAACATAGCCGGTGAATTTCATTTTGAGAATTTCTTCTGCTGTATATTTTTTCATTGTTCTCACCTCTTGAAAATGTAGACGGGTTATCCCGCCTACGCTGTCTCCTCCAAGACTGCCCTGATCTGCTCCGCTTTCTTCCGCATATCTGCATACCTCTTATGTCTGCACTTCAGTTCTGCCGCGTATGCATCAATGAAGGCGGGCAGGCGCTCGATTGCTTTCTCGATGTTCTCACGTGACACTCTTGAGAATGGAAGAATTCTCGCTGCACCGTGATCGAAGGCGGATTCTTGGAATGGATCAGCATATCCACACCAGTTTGATCCATCCCACCATTCCCGCGATAGTTCTGTACTCTCTATCCCGATCATCCAACCATCATACACTTTGCGAATGCCGATACGTTTTGTGACGGCGTATGGGTCTTCAGGATATGTACTCCACATCTGAGAATCTTCGAGCGAGCCAAATCTAATTCCTGCTCTCTCGATTATTGGTTGCAGTGCTTCCGCAACTGCAATCAGATTCTTTCTCATCGCGTCACTGTCTTCTGCGATGTGCGTTGCTGCGTCAACGATTGACGCTATTGTCTCTTCCGAGACTGTTTTCTGTGTGTTGTCTTCCGACATTGTTTTCTTCTCCTTGCTCCATTGGAGCATGCGCCGCTTGCGACTTGCACGCAAGAGAACGCTTGCGGGGGACCAGTCCGCGTCCGTTCGACACTGTAGACGACTGCAGAGCACCACTTCCGCAGCCACGATCTCCCCTGTGCCCACAGGGGGATAACGTGCTCCGGCGCCTGCCATACGCCGAAGGGGCAAAAAATTAGACCCCGATATCAAGCTCGGGGTCTGGTGGAATGTATATGCCACTCGGGCGATAGTAATTGTCCTGCTGGATTGTTTTCCCGGGTTTCCAGTCCACCGGGGTTGTTGTTGTACTTATCATGTTGTTGGACCTCCTTTTCTGATTTCGTTATGTCGTGACTCATCAGGACAGATGCGTATCTGCCGATCAAAAAAAGAAGAAGTCGTTTGGTGTCGTGTGTAGTCTCTTGTTTTGTGCGACCCGTCATATCCCCGCAGGGATCTGGTGGGGAAGGGATCTGGCGCCGCGGTCAGCGGTGTGTTTCGCGTTTTCCTTCTCTGATTGTACATCATCTTGTGGGTATATAAACCTTTCTGTTGGGTATATACGCAATCAAGATTTGATCGCTGATCGCGAAACATCGAAAAATCCTTTCGTTTCAGGAACGATGCGAAACAAATCTTGATCTCGTCACATCCGCTATCCGGATCGTACCAAAACAAGAATGTGGTGTTACTCGCTAATATACAAACTTTTTTTGACATCCTCCCCATGCTAAAGCATCGGGGTTTTCTTGCGCTGTGTCTGTAAAAAACTTGTGAGCGCGGGTTTCGTTTTTTAGTTATAACTAAAAAAATAACATGGCGTCAACCATCTCTGCGGAATTGCTGTCTCGCAGCGTTACGGATCGTCATTTTCGCTACGCCTGCCGCTTTGCTGATTTCCAGCTGTGTCCATCGAGGAAAATCCACACCATCCCAAATCGGATCGTACAAAACGCAACCTATCTGGCTTGCCAACCACACCGCGGCAGCAGCTATCGACCGGTTGTGGGTCGATCCTATTTTGATATCAGGGACTATCGACATCACGCACTCGATGATGTGTTGCGCATCATATCTATGATCGTCTTCGAGCAAGGTGTTGACGATCCGTTCCACATGTGCGTGGACTGGTTTTTCGGGATAAAACATAACAATGTGCTGATAAATATCTGAGATATTCCCGGAGATACTACCGGGATATCTCAAAGGTTTTCGGTTCTTCGCATCTCCATCCATTCATCTATCGGAATGTCATCTTCCGGATTGTATGGAGTCTCTTCGTGTGCCTCATGAGTTTCTGGAATGTCCTCCGAAGTTCCTAAAGAAGCGCCTTTCCTATACTGCTCAACACACCACCGAACCAAGTGGCAGTTCGCAATAGGTATCTCTGTGCTTCCGACACGCTTATCGAAGATTCTTCTGAGGTCATCCAACCATGCGTCAGGTATGTCCACTTGTATTTTAGTCATACATTATTCCCTCAGTGCGACATGTTACAAAGGTTTCGATGTTCTGTGCGATATCTCCGAGATATCTCTGAGACATTTCTGAGACATCTAACAGACATCTCTCCACCATTCCAATCACGCCCATTCGCCATGCTTATCTTTCCACCTACGCTGACCGACCTCGTATCCGTTGTCTCGCAACCACATACCGACAGACTTTTTCGTGAGTTTCCTATGTCGATTATCCTTCTGCCACGTCAAACAAATCTATTCGACTACCAGGTGGTGTCAACCGATTCCCTTTGTCACGTCTTTCGACTAATATCCTCATTGATTTTTATTTTAATTAATATATTGTTATGGTTTTGCATCATCTTCATGAGTCTGGTGACACTTCGTGGTGACTCACGAATCGATATCGAGCGACTGTAAGGGTGACACCTAAAAACAGGTGTCACCATGAAATCAATAGCAGGAGACTGTGAGGTGACACGTGACACTTATTTCGGGGGGTATAAGGAGACACGTGTATACGTGCTATGTGACACTTACCTAGTATTAAATTTTTATTCAACTACACTAGAGAAAAAGTGTCACGTGTCACCAGCTAGCGTTTTTTGGTGACACCTCTGTTAGAAGTGTCACCCTACCCTTCTACCGACATCGTTTTTTTAAAAAGAAGTGTCACTTTATGTGTCACCGCTCAACATCTCTGCTCGAGATTGCAAAAGTTTATATACTCACAAAACATAATACCCATGTACACTCTTCTGGACGCGGGATGCCGCGTCCACCTCTCACCATATATTATGGTGGGAAGAAGAGATATGGTGAGAACATGATAGACTCGACAAACACAACCGATAGTGATGGCTATACAAGGTTCGAAATCCTCAAACCATCCGAATTCAGACAAGCCCTTGCGGATCATCTTGATGATCGTGCAACAAATACGCTGACAAAAGCAATGCGGCAGGAAAACAACGGCATTCCTGCGATGGTATATGACGCGGCACCCACCTCTCTTCTTTTCTCTCTATACGAAAAAGGCATCATCGATCTCATATTACCTGATGACGAACGCAAATTCAGAGGCGGCGCAGAAGTGTACATTGAGAACAACAAATTGAAGTACGTGAAGCCTGCGCAAGAAGGCAACATCCTTGCATACAATCCCATGTTTCTATATTCCTGTATGTTCTGCGGCGATGACAAGATATCACGCGCAGGTGCAAAACCGGTAATATGCACAAATCCGGGGTGTGGTAGAAAAAACTCTTTTAAAGCGAACTATCCTACTGAACTTGAAAAACCAGTGTGGCTACTCGGTGAAAAGCCAATCGAATCGCAGCCGATGGAAATATACGATGAACTCCTGGATTTCTATCGTGATCATATCGTCTTACGGGAACAGGAATATCACACACTTGCTGCGTGGGTAATGGCATCCTGGCTCGTGGATGATTTCCACACATGCCCATATCTTGCCCTCATCGCTCCGATGAGTTCCGGAAAAACACAGGTGCTCGAAGCCATCCGGCAGACGGCATATCGAGCTTATGGTCTCGCATCCGTCACACCGGCGGCAATCTTCCGGGCAATCGAAATGTGGCGGCTCACGCTCTGCATCGATGAAGCAGAACACCAGATCGGCACAAACACTGAGTCAGGGCAGGCGATCTATGCTTGTTTGTTGGCGGGGTACAAACGGGGAATCGGGGCGATGCGCGCAGAAAAACAGGGGGAGGATTGGATGCCCACTTCTTTCGATCTGTTTGGATTCAAAGCGTTCTCGGGAACCAAGATTGTTTTGCCAACACTTGCATCTCGATCCATCGAATTCCGGATGCGGAAAGCAAGACCGAAGTACGATCTTTTCACCCAATCAGATGGTCTGCGATTGCGGAGCATGCTGTTATGGTTCAGATTCACTAATCTTCATAAACACAAAATTATATATCCTCAAAGTGATGATGGACGGATAAGAGAACTGTATTCGCCTCTATTCACGATATCTCGCTTACTCGACAACGAAGCGAAAGAGAATCTTCAGAAGATGCTCGAAGAATCGATGCAAACAAGAAAAGCAGATGATCGTCAATCAACTGAGGCTGAAATCGTTGCGGCGATAAATGAACTTGCAGAACAAACTTCCGGAACTCTCACAGGGGGGCGGGTGTTCATATATGTCAGTGAATTGCTCGACATGTTGGGGTGGGATCGAGATCGCAGCACATCAACACGTTTGGGGAGATCTCTCAAAGCAATGGGCTTGCAGACACGTCACACTAAGTCTGGAAAAGTGCTCGACCTTTTTGATGGCGACAACGAGGCACAGTTGGAATATCTCCAGGAGAGATATATCTCGTGAATCGAGATAGCTAGCGTCGGCGCCATGTCCGTTTTCAGAATCAGCCGTGCCCAGCCGATCCGCGCCGACGCATGCCACACAATCTCACTTCCAGTGCTCATAAATATTGCGCAAAACTTTTTAATCGCCGACTTGTATATATCACTCCATGCCAGCGGCACCGGAATCTCCCCAACAGTTGCAAGCGTTTGAGATATACTTTGTGAACCGCAGTTACGCACAGACTGCACAAGAGCTGGGGGTGGCGCAATCTACAGTCAAATTATGGAGCACAAAATACAACTGGGACTCCCGTCTCCGTAAACGCAACGAAGCACTCATCCAGGACATCCAGCAAAAGATGGAAGATGACTGGAAAGAGATACGGCTCATGATCTTCAACATGCTCTGGGAGAAGATTCAAGCCGCAAAAGACATTACCCCAAAGAACACAAAAGACCTTGTCATGCTGATCAAGGAACTGCGATCTCTCATGGGCGAGCAAACCACGCAGGACATTGAGCAGAATGTGCAGATCGAGTTTGTTCTTCCCGACTCCTCGAAACCAGAGCCACCTACCATCGACATCAGCCCCAACCAGGATGCCGATGAGCCGGAAAGTTTAAGTATCCCCGTTGATAATAATACTATCAATGAAGCTGAAATGCACGAACCCTGAATGCGGACGCGAATGGGACTACAAAGGCTCGAAACATTACCCCGCATGGGTGGCATGCCCCGACTGTCACAAGAACGTCAGGCTGCCAAAGGAGGAAGATTATGAACAACAATAACATCGAATGCGACTTACGAGTCGACAAGGTGCAACAAGTTGATACGGACGATGGTAGAATCATGACGGTGACTCTGAAAGGCGAGAAAGGCATCACAGTAGACATAGATGATGATTATGATCTCACTGACATACTCGAGGTCAGGGTCACGATCAAATGTGCGATGGCGGCGACACTGGAGCAGATCGGAATCAACGCGCCGAGAATAGCGAAGACATTGTCCTTGCGCGACACCAACGCAAGACTCGATCAGCTGGAAGCAATCGCATGATGAAAGCGTGGCGCGAACCGAAGAAGTGTCTGGTATGTGGAAGAGTCTTTTCTCCCAAACACTATCGACAGAAATGCTGCTGCAAACTACACCAACGTATCCGCAACATAGCGATGCAAAGCAAATTTGGGCGGAATCTGCTCAAAGAGAATCCGGCAGCAGCAATCCGCTGGTACCGGGGATACATCACGCGAGGCAAAGATGAATCCCGCCTCTCCATGTGACACTTGTGAAATCGCGCCATGCTCGTATGTAGTCATGACGCAATGCGACCGACTCAAAGAATGGTGTGACGAGAAAAGAGGTGACATCGAAGCGAAAAAACGGAATTGTGATTGGAACACGGACGGGTGGATTGGATGGGACATGACACAATCGATGGAATTGAAGAGGATGCAGAGTTATGAGATCCAATAAGCAAAAATTACGAACCACGTGCTATAAAGAAGGAGACATAGAGCCGGTTTGGATCATCAATACGGACATCTGTTTATTTTGCGGCGAACCAAGATGGGGATGCCAATGCTATGATACGAAACAAGTTGTAAAGATCGAGGAGGAGTGAATCATGCCAGCATTAAGCTTTCAAGAAATGTGGCTCGATGATCTGCTATCGGGGTGCAAGAGGCAGACCACACGAGCGAATAATCGAATCAAGGTTGGTAATATTTGTAGCATGTATAACGAGCAACGTAAGCGGATCACTGCCAAGCCATTGAGGAAAACAACGTTCGAGGGACGGCAAGAAATCTCCTATCGTATTAATGCTTATGGATATCCGGCATCAGTTGAACTTGAACCATATAATATATCATTCGAGTTATCATGGTACTACGCGCACTTTCTCGGGAAAGTCGAGATCACAGAGGTGTACGATATCTATCCCTATGAAATGAGCAAAGAAGATATTCGAGCATGGGCGAAGGCAGACGGGTTCGAGGACTCGGCTAATTTGGAATTCACCCCTCTCGAACTTGCAGACACATGGTTCAGGTCTCGTTACGGAGACGACTGGCTGGATCGTACGTGGTACGTGATCCGGTGGGACGGATGGTTGGAAAGATACTTTGAACCAAAGACAGAATAAGATTGACGGAAGGAGGTTAAAAATGTACATAAAATGGACTAAAAAACTTAAAGAGAAATTCGGGCATTCAAACGCAATTGATTTATATATCAAGGAAGAAGAATGTTTGAATCGATCGTGTTTCAGTCCGCATGATTGGAATCATGATAGGCATTTAGTGTGTCTAACGAACTCGAAATATGGATGTCCAAGAGGTGATGATGAGCGATAGACGAAAAATCAAAATCGTGATAACAGCGATCAGCGTAGGTGATAATTTTGAGACATCCGAAAAAAATAATGAATCGCTCTCAGAAATTATGGACATTATTATAGATAATCATGTAACATTATATCGAATTTTAATGAAGTGTAAACATCTTTTAGAGACAATGGAGAATGAATAACATGAACATAAACGCACGTATCCCGCTCCCATCGAACAGACATGCAGTCATAAGCGTGCCTGACAGGATGACTCGGCGGGAAGCCGAGATACTCAAGAAGCTCATCGATCTATACGTATGTGAGGCAGAGACCGACATTGATGATGACATCTTGGAGCAAATCGAAGAAGGGAAAAGAGACGATGCTGAAATTCGGGATTTCGAGGAACTCGCAGAAGAGCTCGGAATATAAGGGCGGCACTATGACTGATGACATTGTTTGGAAGAAAGCAAGCGGTCGCGGAAAACCAGGTCCTGAACCATCTATCCCCCGTGGTGTACCGAACACGGATACACCAAACAATCGTCTCGATGACACAAACAAACACATTTAGAGAATACTTATGTTGGATATGGAATTTCGAGCTGGGCTGCAGAAAGTATTGGAAGAGAATCCCACCAATGATGCAGCAGTAATTCAGTATGTGCTTGAGCATGCGTGGGATCAATATCCACGACCGTTTTTTATTTGGCTCAATCGGAAGATTAGGGATTATGATCAGTTCAGGTGACATAAGGGATCAGTGCATCGATGAGTATTGTTCACAAGAAAACACATCAAAGCCCGATTGGATGCCTGTGCGTTGCGCTGGTCTCGGTTCGATTCCGTTGCGGGCTATTAATGAGGCACAAAACATGACAACCGAAAACGAACATGAAAAATTGTTGGCAGAATTGCTGGGTATCGCGAACGGTGTACGTAAAGTGGTTTTGCTTGGAAACGAACGAATAGAAAAAGCCATTGCTGAAAGCTCTTTTGACAGAACATACTGTGCATGTCTTCTCGAATTTGTGGAGATGTTCATGCACGGATACGAGCGAGAGGAGATATTTGATGCTTTACAAGTGTCTCCAGAACTTGTTGAACGGTTGACAAATATGGAAACATTGCAGTGGACACTTGAATGACACGAACAACACTGTTTAAATGATGCGAGCAGCTATGAAACATAGGTATTAGTACTCTCAGAAATGGCGAGATGGATTTGGAGAGAACACAGACGTTATGGTGTGGCGGAGGTTGCATTCAGAATGAAATCTGAAGCAGAAATCAAAAAACGACTTAAAACACTCAAAGATTGGTGTGCGAGAACGGGCAATGGATCAGATAGAGAAATTGCGCTTATGTCTGCCATAGATGAGC